GCCATAAGTAAAGTCAGTCATTGTTTGCTTAGGGAACGCAGTAATTTTCTTGTCCTTTCCAGATAGAACGATGTCGATGTCTCCGTGGTCAAAGATCATAAGATCGCCACTGAGAGATTTGCGAATGTCTAATTCGAGAGTTATGGTAGGAGGGGGAGTCTTTGGTTTAATTGTAACCTTGACTGGCTCTGGTACTGGGACAATTCTAACTGTTACTGCCATCGTCGTATATTTCCTTTACGAGTTCTTGAGTCTTCAAGATTGTGAAGAGAGTTGCTTCTGTCAAGACAGTTTCGTTTGATAAAGCTGCAAGGCGTTCCTTGACTAGCTCTGTTTTTCTAATCATTTCTTGATCAGCAGCAACCTCTTCAACCTCTCTTGCTTTCTCAAGTGATTCCTTCAATCTTGTAAGTTCGCGATTGAGGTAGATTTTTGTTTCTAAATCATCAGTAGTAAATGACGTAATGTAATGATTTAGTAATTCTTTTTGTTCTCGAAGCAAAGTAGAACCATACTTCTCGTTAAACTTGTTGGTAAAAGTTGTGTAAGTGATTGCATCAATGGTCTGCATTTCCTGCTCTTCAAGGATACCGGTCATGCCCTGAATAATCTTTGCCTCTAACATAACTGACTGTTTGGGTGAGTTAGTGTTAAACATCTTGGCGATAGTTGCTAAAGACTTGTAGTTTGGAACAAAGTTGTTGAATGTCGCGGGGCTCAATTCCTTGTTGATGTCGTTAATGACTTCTGTCTGCTGCTTGAATAGTCCTTCAGGGTCTATAAGGCGCTTCGCAGCCATTACAGCCTCTACGATTTTTTTACTAGTGGTTTCATCTAGGTTCTGATTTTCGTAGAGTGAGCGGTAACATTCTAGATCTTTCTTGAGCAGTGAATCACCTGTAAAGTGCTTACGAACAATAGAAACAACCTTGGCTTTCCGTTCGTTGTCGCCCTTAATAATAGCGACGGTTGCTTCGCGGGCGAGAGCCTCGAATACAAAAGCCGTGTTTCTTTTTTTGTTATGCTTATTCTTCATCATTAGTCTCCGTAACTTTGGTCTCCAGTGATTCGAGCAAGAACTTAACAGAGTTATTTACTTCGAGAAGAGCATCCTCTTCTTCTTGTTCTCTTAGATAAATAGGGTCTTGCTCTTCATAAATACCTCTTGCCAAAGATCTAAGCTCTGGTGCGCCTAGGTTATTGGTCCTGTAGGTGTTCATCTCGGGTCTTGGGATACTTGCGTAGTTGCGAGTTCTTGCCCCAGATGGTCGTTTATCTACCGCGACTTTTTGGTATGCCTTACCCTTAGCTCCCTTGGTGAGATATTTCTTTCCTGCTCTCGCACGCTTGCCAAGAGACTTGGCAAGGCGGGGTGAGTCACGAGAGCCGGGAGGCGCTGCCAATAGGGCTGATTCTTCGCCTCCACCAGCGTCTGCTTCGGGGGCAGGTGCGTCATCACCACCAAGATCAAGCTCGCCACCACCTTCGTCGCCACCACCGAGGTCTAAACCGCCAGCGTCGTCTCCGCCGAGGTCAAGACCTCCGCCGCCTTCGCCACCGCCAACTCCTGCGGTAGCCTCAGCGACACCTTCAAGAGCGGTATCGTGCTTACGGTCGTAGAACATCTCTCGCTGGTTGCGTAGGAACTCTTCGTGGGACATACCAAAGATATTATCAGCAACCCAACGGCGGGAGAAATATCCTTCCGTCGCGGAAGCAGCAATGTCAAATTTGGTCTTCCAATGTTCTAGTTCCTGTAGTTCTGCAATCTTGCTTGGGTTGTTTAGGGCAAGCTTGAAGTTTAGAAGATCTTCGCCTCTGTAACCAAGAGTGTAAAGATGGATAATACCAATCTTTTCTAGCTCGTGAAGGACGGAGCGCTGTAGGCGTTGGATGGTACGAGCAAAGCGAATGTCCTTGGTTGCTAGTGTGGTCTTGTCTTCTTGTGCGCCCTCACCCATAGTGAGGTAAGCCTGCGGGATTTTGATAGCGGAAAACAGCTTATCGCGAAGATACTTGATATCATCAATCGCAGTTGTGTTCTGTCCGCCTCCCAGGTTTTGAATGTCCGTAACAGAACCAGCACGAACAGGAATGTAGTAATCTTCTTCAATGGATAGCGGGTTGTAACGGAGATCGATACGACCAGTATCCTTATCAACAATCGTGTGTCGCTTCAATTGAGATACAATTTTTTGCATAAACTGCTCAACCTCTTGCGGCGGAACAGCACCAACGTCAATCTTAAACACCTTACGCTCAGAAGAACGAACAATGCGGTACGCCATCATTGCATCTTCCATGAGGGTTAGCTGACGCCAGATACGGCGGGCTGGCTCAAGAACAGAGGTCCCGTATGGAGAATACTTATCATTACCCAAGATACGGAAGTGAGCAATCTGCCAGTTCTCGAAGGTCATTCCTGCCGAGTTCCACTGGTACTGAACATAGTTGGGGTTTGTAGAGTCAAGCCCTTCTAGTCTCTCGACCTCTTGTAGTGGAAGGGAAATACTAGACTTGATGCCGATTTCATCATCTATATCAAGGTATAAGATAAAATCGCCATACTTGCACATAGTGCGGCACCAACCAAAAAGGTTGTGTTCGACATTCATTATATTATGATAAAGAATGTTGAGGACAGCTTTGATTTCATCATTGCGGCACTTGACATTTAGCATTGGTGAAAGAGCAGAGAATGTGGTCATCTCATCTGCGTAGATATCCAAAGCAGAAGCAAGCTCGGGCATGTACTCCATCTGATCGAAATCAATGTAGCGTTCTGACCGGCGCTGGTTTGCAATAGCGTTTGCAGCGATGGTGTCGAGTGGGTTGTAAGATTGCTTTTTAAACTGTTGCCCAGATGCAGACTTAAATTTAGTTGAGTATTTATCTAAGTGTTGTCTGCGAATCTTACGACCAGATTCGGAGCGGTAATTAATAATAGGACCTGAGAATAGACGAGTCAAAGACTTGAATAATTGTGAATCTCTATTAGCGGGGTTCTTGCCTTGTTTTGGATTTTTTGGTGCCATTTGTTATCTCACTTGATTATCCACATATGTTGTGAATATAGGTTTTTTGCTTCGTTCATTTTACTAGTATTATCTTCGCCTGTGTAGCCAATTTGTCCTCTTATCTGCGTATTTAGGGTAGTTCTAGAAGTCATTATAGAATCAATAAATGCTTTTTGATAGTTAAGGTCCCTGGAGTTTGTCTGTAAGGCTGTATCTCGAACCCAACAACAAATCGCAAGAGCCATTACCAAGTCATCATTGTAGCCCCTCATGGCTTGTGGCTTCCCGTTGTACCAAATAAAAGTACGAAACTCGTTTGCTAAACGCGAAGAATACGTCTTAACTAGTTTGTTTCTCATAAACTCTTCTAGCTTGGCTACGATGAGGGGTCTGGTCTTACTTGTAGTTGAGAAACCGGCGATAGCACCAGACCTGTGTTCACCGAGATGTTGGTCGATGTATTCGTGCGTAGACTTGATAGAATAGTAAAGATTTGGATAAGCATACTCTATGAGTTTATCTATTACCGTATAGCCAATAGAGTTGTTTTCTACAACCATCATACAATTACCAAACTCTCTGCCGACTTGATTGAGCATGTTAGCGTATAAGTCGGGCGTTGGTTTACCCATGTATTCGCCTACGATCTCCATCGTTTCAAGTTTTAGTATGTGGAATGTAGAACTATCGGCTCCGTCGCCTCTGGCTACGTCTGCCGCCATAAGATAGTTACAACTCGGGTCATACTCTTCCCAAATCCAGAAGTTTCTATCAAAACCAGTCTTGTGTTTGGGCTCTCTGATGTTAGCCATAATCCATTCCATGTTCTCTGGATCAATAACAGTTTCACCAGAAGTATTGAAGTTGCACTCCAACTCCTGTGCGATCTGTCTTCTGGACATATTCTTGGTTTCTTTCTTAAACCACTCTTCATCTCTATCAGGATGAACGTCCCACATAAGCGTTGTGAGATGGAAATTATTTTCATTGGTCTCGGCACCTACGCAAGTTTTATGAAACCAGTTACCAACACCGTTTGGTGTAGAGATAGCAATACAGCGACCGCCAGTAGATAGCGTTGGGTATAGACCAGTCCACAGTTCTTCTAGGCCCTCAATGTGTGCAGCCTCGTCAAGAACGAGAAGTGATAGTGCCTCAGAACGACCAGCGTCGCCAGAGGTGGAGGCAGCCTTGATAGAAGAACCATTAGACAACTCAAAGGACGTGCGGTTGTCGGTTGTAATATTTGCAATCCTGATCCAGTCAGGAAGGTTCTTCATGATATTTTTGACTTTTCGCACCAAGTTGCCTGCTGTTTCAAACTTAGTCGCCATGACAAGGATAGCCTTATCACGATGAAACAACATCATCCAAACAATGTAACCAGCCGTAATCGTTGAGATACCTAGCTGGCGCCCTTTGTTAATAACATTGAATCGGTAGTCATTGAAGTCGTTTAGAAGGACATCCTGATAATCGTATGTCTTAAACAACATAAGCCCGTGCATCGGGTGAGAGATGCGGGCATAGTTTTTTAGAAAGTAAGAAGGATCTTTACCACACTTAACGACTTCTTTAAGTATTTGTTTTTTCGTTAATCTCGGCATTCATCTTTCTTTATTCTTTCTTGCCGGAGCTTGCTGGTCGCTTGTCGTTGGGGGCACGCTTGCCATATCCGCCTTGGGACATAAAAGCCTCCCAGCCAGCAGCAAGCTTGTCTTCGGTTGCTTCACCGACGACGGAAACCTCTTCCATACCGCCGACCTTGTATTCAAGAACAGCAGTAACCCAAGAACGAACACGAGAGGAATTTTCTACACGAATATCGATCTCGCCTTGCTTGGTTAGTGAGGGGGTGGCACCAGTAATCTTGCGAGCTTCTTTCTTGAGGAACTTAACAATCTCATTCATCTGTATTTCGACATCAGACTCAAAACCGTTGGCATACACTTCCTTCAAGGTAACCTCAGACATATAAGAAAGGCGCATGATGTTGCCGTGGAACTTAACATTAAAGCCATCCATAACCCTCTTGTCAATAAGGGGGTCGCCTTCCTCCCTCTTTAATCCTACCTTAACGGGCTCACCATCTTCGGTCATCGCGCCGTCGTAAGCATTTGCTGCGGCTTGTGATAAGCCCTGAACGATTTCGTAAACTGTTGCCATTATTCCATTCCTTTATTGTGCTTGCCATCTAAATAGTGATAGACTTTACCTAAGTAGTCGGCAGCAAGAGTAATTTTTGATTGAACCCATCCGGGTAGGTTAGAATATTGTGATGCTAGATGCGCGACTTCGGGGGCGTACTTCTCTAACTTGTGAAGATCAGAGAGAGCCATTTCAACTTCGTGATCGTCGGCATCGATTCCGCCCATCATGTGTTGCCCTTCGTTTTTGCTTGGGTTGTTTAGAGAATCTAAAATACCAAGCAGTATTGGTTTTTTGCTTTCATCATCTTTTAAGATAGTAAGACTGGAAACGATGTCGTCAAAAATTTCTTCTGAGTCTCTGTCTATCAGTTGAACTTCTTCTTCTTTTATGACCTCTAAGATAACTTCTTTAAGTCTGGTTTTTGTGATTTTCATTTGGTCTCCAACCTTCTTTCCATCTTTCTTCTCTTCCCTCGACCCATTTGATGTAACACTTGTAACAGCAGTCATGTTTTACGAGCGATACGTCATCTCGGGTAGAATACGAGAAGGCACCACAAACAGGGCACCCTGTCTTGGATTCTCTATTAAGTAGTTTTCTTGAAACCTTTATACCATTTAGTTCTACTTTGTCATTGGCTTCGTCGTTTTTCTTTTGTTTCTTATAAAGATCTCGCATCTGTTCCAAATAGATCTTTTCTTTGTTCTCGTCCCAATCTGCCTTGGGATTCTGGATGGTCTCATCGCCATACTTGTCCGCAATGGCTTGCTCCACTTTTGCGATGTAGTCTAAGTCCTTGCTCACTGGGTCACCGCTTGCTGAATACCATAATAGGTTAGACCTCCGGCTACCACACCACCAGCGAACCATAGCCACTTGCGCTGTGGGGCTTGCTTCTTGATGGTTGCCTTGAGCGCATCTATCTCAAGATTCTTTGCTCTGTTCTCGGCTTCTCTTGCTTCTTCACAAGCCTCAGCACGAATCTCAATGAGTCGCTTGTGAAAGTCGCAATCAGAGCCAGCCTTGTCTAGTTGGAACTCGATCTCCAAGTCACACTTGGCTTGCTGTTCATCGTGAGTCGTAAGTATCTCTGCGGCTGCTGGTGGGCTAAGCAAAACGCCCGCAAAAGGCGCGGGCTCGTTTTCACCAACGATGGTGAAGGTTGGTTCGTCTGCGTGTGCCACCGACATCGCGAGAGCCAAAAGCAAGTTACTGAACATAATATAATCCGTAGGTATCTATGAATCTTTGGATAAGGGCTTCCTTATCTTCTGTGAACTCCTTTATTATAATCTCTTTTTCTTCTTTTGTCAAGGTCTCGATCTCAACAAGTCTTATCTCGTATTGTTCTTCAAGTGCTTGGAGTTCTGCCTGATACTTCTCTATTGCCTCGT